ACGTCTCAGCAAAGCCACTGTCGAGGTAATTGTGGGCATAAAATGGGAACGGGCCCTTCTCTTTGGCCAACTCAATGGACGCACGGTAGCACCCATCACGAATGGTACGCATGATCTCTTCCAAAGTGTCCATGAAGTTAGGTGAGCCATACGGAAAGCCCAGCGCCTCAATGGCATTAGCAACACCAGTAACACCCAGCCCCATGCGGCGCTTGTCCTTGGCTTCCTTTTCCTGTGCTGGCAGTGGGTAGACTGCACGGTCCACCACGTTATCCATGGCACGGACTACATGCGGGATGTCAGCCTTTAGCTTCTCATAGTCGAAGGTTGCTGCATCGCCGCTTTGGATGCCGTTGTGCTTGACGTACTTGACTAAGTTGAATGAACCAAGGAGACATGCGCCATTGGGTGGTAGGGGCTGTTCTCCACATGGGTTGGTGGCTGCAATGGTCTCACAGTAGTACAGGTTGTTCTTCTGGTTGATACGGTCGATGAAGAGGATGCCGGGTTCTGCCCAGTCCCATGTACTCCTCAAAATGTCATCCCACAGCGCTGTAGCACTCACAGTGCGGTAGACCTGACCATCGAACACTAAGTCGAAGTCGGCATCATCCTTGACTGCCTGCATGAACTCATCGGTCACACCAACGCTCATGTTAAACTGTGTAAGCTCTGTGCTGTTGTTCTTGGCACGGATGAATGTCTCGATGTCAGGGTGGTCTACACGCAGCACGGCCATCTGTGCGCCTCTACGGTGGCCTGCTGAGGCAATAGTCTTACACACAGCATCAAAGATGCCCATGAAGCTCATAGGGCCAGAGCTTTTACTGTCGAGAGAGCGGATGAGGGAGCCATGGGGACGTAGGGTGCTGAAGTCATACCCGATACCACCTCCTAGCTGCATGGTCTTTGCTGCGTTTGCTGCTGCTTCCATGATGCCGTTCATACTGTCTTCGATAGTCATAGACACGAAGCAGTTGTATGGTGTCACTCGCCGGGGAGCACCCATAGCACTCTGAACACGCCCAGCTGGTAAGAAGCGCATGTTGTAGAGGATTTTGCGGAAGGCCTCGAAGTGCTCCTCTCCGTCCTTTAGTGCATCAGCTACACGGGTCATAGCCTCCTTGAAGGTCTCGCCCACAGAGCGGTACTTCATCTTATGTATCTCCTCAGAGATACCAATGGTTGGCCCATAGATAGCTGTGCTGTTCATCATATTCATAGTTCGTTTCCCTCAATTTGGTTTATACGCATCTCGCAATATCGGATGGCTTTCTTTAGGTCGGTGATCTCTGATTGTTCTGCTGTCTGATTGGGGTAGGATTTAGACCCGGCTCTGACTGCATATTTGACTATGTTGCCTATGTGGAAAGGCAGCTTGTTAGTCATAATGAATGTGATTGGTTCAATGACGTACTGTGTGTAGTGCTTAGGCTTCACAACGATGTCTTCAGTTTCCATCAGCTAACATCCTCCCGATCACTTCACGGTCAGACACAATGTATATCTTAGAGCCAGCAGCTCCTCCGTTGTGCTCTGATACTTCAGTGATTGCACCCGCAGCGACTAGCTTCCTTGCCATGTGGTAGACACAGTTACTACCGTTGTTCATGAGCAGAGTTTTAAGGTCAAACTCACGGCCATATGTGTAGTCGTAAAACCACCGAAGCATAGCGCGTCTGGCAGACTTCTTGAGTGGCTTTTTGACTGTAGACCAATCGCCAGTCCTCTTGTCTACAAGAGATAGGTACGAGCGGTCTATTAGGCTCTCATGGCGAAGCATGGCTTGCCCCAGCATGAACTCTTGTTCATCGTTTAGTTTGCATTTGAATGCTATGCTCACGTTCATCTTGTTGGCTCCCATAGTTTTACCGCCCCTGCCTCATCATCCCAGTCCGTGTGGCGTAGGATTCGAGCAAGCCGCGCTTGGGTCAGCGCGTAGTCAGCGTTTAGTTTTTGCTTTTGATATGCGGAGACCACAGCATCCCATGTCGGGTGTGTGCCCAGCGCCTTTGCTGCTGTCTTTGGTCCCATGGTCGGACACCCGGCATAGCCATCAGTTGGGTCTCCAGTGAGGGTCTGTGTGAGGAAGTAACTGTCAGCCTCAGATTGGCTGATAGTCATCCTCTCGTTGCTCTGAGGCCTGTAGAGCTTACCGGGGATGGACTTCATGTCCTTGTCGTCAGACACGATGATGGCCTTAGTGCCGGGGATGGACCCCATGATGCCCATGACATCATCAGCCTCAAGCTCATCGACTAACACATAGTCCCATGTCTCTTTGACCCACTCGACCATAGCTGAGTAGCCCACAGGCTTCCGTGTCTTTTTACGAGCTGCCTTGTATGTTGGCTCTACTCCCCGGCGAAAGTTCTTGGAGCCTGAGAGTGTGATGACCACATCATCTGCACTGAGTGCCTGCTTGAACCCATCCACCATGCTGTTGAACACCCGCTTGGCTGCTGACAGGTCAGTCGATAGTGACCAGATGTCTTCACCCCAGTCGGTCTCTTCTTCCACGCTTGTGGCTGCTCTGAAGAGGTAGAGGTCGCCATCAATGAGCAGGGTGGGTTGGCTGTAAGATTTCTTTAAGGACATCATCGATGTCTCCTTTGACTTCCATGCCGATCTCTGTGATGCACCATTTGCGCCCCCAGCTGTCGGTATCTACTTTTGTTGTGATGAAGCCCTCAGAGGCCGCTATAGCAACGTGCAGTGCCCCATCACGCGCAAAGTCAGACTTAACGGTGAAAGGGTTGCGCCATGAGCGGTCTAGGACAATGTAGAGAGACACAAGGTTCTCAATGTACTCATCGACTTCAATGGGTCTGAGCCCAAGTTCTTCCCACGGTATATTGGCTGGCAATGGGGAGTTTAAGGTTGAGAGTGCGGCCTGCTTCTTCCGCCATTCGTCTAGCGATATTACCGACATTTTCTGCTGTAGCCTCGTTCTTACAGGCGACTTGGATTTCGTCGTGTATCCAGCCCACTATGTAGGCATCGTCACCATGCTGTTTCTTGATTTCGTCATAGGTGAGGAGCACCCACCACTTACTGACTAGGCTGCCACAGCTCTGTAGTAGCTGAGAGAGACATCTATGATCTGACCTGATCTTGAGCTTTCGACCATCACAGGTCTTGATATAACCACGAGCATAGGCTGCTTTAAGATTAGCCATCAGAGTTGCGAAGGCTGGCACAGACTTGAAGAACTGCTCTTTAAGCTGCCTGCCTTTGGCTCTACCACCACCTACAATCTCACCCACACGCATGTCACCTCCACCGTAGTTAATGGCGTAAATAAGCGTCTTGGCCGTGGACCTATCAGTGCCAAAGGCTTCTGCATTATATGTGTGGATGTCACCTTCGAGTATTTGCCTACTGTATTCACCGCCATCGTAAGGGTGAAGATAAGAGGCAAGTGCTCTCAACTCGATTCCAGATAAATCAGCACCACAGAGGAACCAGCCCTCTGGTACACCAAAGAGACTTCTACACTCTTTGCCATAAGCGCTCCTTGCGCTGGGCACAGTCGCCAGATTAGGCGAGGAGTGTGCCGCTCTGGTGCTGGTAGTAGCCAGAGGATCAATTCGATGCCTAATGCGGCCATCTGCATCCACCCTCTTGAGCCACGCACCATTGCCCTCTGCCAACATGCCAATCCGCTTTTGGATCAGCTTAAACTCAGCAAGACGCTTGGCCTCTGGGTAGGGTAGTTTGACCAGCACGTTCTCATCGATTTTAGCTTGGCCGTTGGGAGTAAACTCCGTGAACTTGTGCTTGTACTTCTCGACAAGGCAGCGCTGGATGTGTGGGTTGCTGTTGGGGTTGAAGTAGACAGTCTTCTTTTTGACGAACACCTCACCAGACTTGTAGCCCAGTGTCTTGTTGTCACGCTTAGGCAAGAAGTCCTCAGTGACCTCCCAAGCTGGGAACAAGTCCTTGAGGTCTTCTTCGATCACATGACGCTTCTGTGCCAGCTCTGCGTAAAGCTCACCAGCTGCCTTCTGATCAAAGGTCCACCCGTTCTGACCGATCTCATGGCAGATAGTCGCCATGCGGTGCTCTAGGTAGATTGCTTGCTCTGAAGGTTCAGTCTTGTACAGGTTCTTGTACAGCGCTGCTGTTACTTGAGTATCTTGCACACAGTAGGACAACATTTCTTCACTGAAAGCATCCCATCCTCCATCATAGTCATCCTTAAAGTCACCCAGACGCATACCCCAAGCCTTGAGACTGTGGCGTCCCCAGAACTTCTTGGGGAACTTCTCGTTACTCCAGTTTCTCTCTGCATCATCGTTAAAGAGTTCGTGGTGTATCATCTTGCTGAGGATTAAGGTGTCTGTGATCTTACCTTTGATCTTAAAGTTTGGGTACACGATCTGAAGGGCAGGGTAGTCGTAGCCTACGAAGTTGTGGCCTATGACCTCAGATGCTGTCGATAAGAGGTGCAAACCGTCTTCGATGTTGTGCGGTCTAAACTCTCTGACTTCATCAGTGTCTGGGCACCGCAGTACAATGCACCAGACTTTGCTTATTTTATCCAACAGTCCGTTTGACTCTATGTCTGCTATCCATCGTTGTTTCATTACACACGCCCCCGAAGAGCTTTAGGCTTCTTTGGCTTTGTGTCTTTTGATGGGCTGATAGCTACCTTTGCTTTTCTGAATGGGCCAAGAGGGTCAAGGTAAGGCCCAGTGTTGTGGACTTTTGCCCTTGGCAACTTCCTACTTTTTAACTTGCTCATCGGTCATCACCCGATCCACCAATCTTACCACG